TCGCGACTGGGACAAAGCAAATTGCCTCGATTTCCTTCTCGAGAATCGACTGGGACGAAATCCGGTGTCGGTCAATTGCCACCGTTCGGGCGAGTGCCTGTGCGGTGCGCTGGCCAACTACGCTGAGCTGCAGGAGATCGCGTTCTTCTACCCGGAGGCGGGCGAGCGTTACGCGCGTCTGCAGACCACGGCACTCTCACTCGGCCTCGAGCACTGGCAGTGGGCCGGCGGCCCAACACAGCGGCGCCGCTACAGCGCGCGCCTGAACCCCAAGCAGCCGCTGTGTACCTCGTGCCAACTCAGTTTGTGGGACGAGTCGTGACGCCGCGGGAGGTCCTCGAGTCGGCGATCGCCGAGTATCACCCGACGCACGTCTTCGGCATGTTCAGCGGCGGGCACGACTCGCTGTGCTCGACGTATATCGCCGCCCAGGATCCGCACTTCACAGCTGCAGTTCACATCAACACGGGCATTGGCATCGAGCAGACGCGCCAGTACGTCAGACGCACGTGCCAAGAGCTAGGCTGGCCGCTGCTCGAGCTGCGCACCGACCCCGAGGTGTACCGCAGCCAGGTGCTGCGGCACGGCTTTCCCGCAGGCGCCCAGCAGCACTCGGTGGTATATCGCTTACTCAAAGAGCGGCGCGTCGAGGACCTGGTGCGCATGCACAAGCAGCAGCGCCTCGATCGCATCATGCTGGTGGCCGGCGCACGTCGGCAGGAGAGCCGTATCCGTATGGGCAGCATCCAGGTGATGCGGCGGCGCAAATCGCAGGTATGGGTCAATCCGATCATTGACTTCAGTCACGCCGACAAAGAGGACCTGATCGAGTCGGCGGGACTGCCGCGCAATCCTGTCGTCGACGCCCTGCACATGAGTGGCGAGTGCCTGTGCGGTTGTTTCGCCAACATGCCCGAGTCGGGCGAGTTGGGCCAGATCGGTTTCTTCTATCCGGAGGTCCGAGCGCAGATACGCGCGCTCGAGCAGGAAGTTTTTAACGCCGGCGCCTGGCCGAACTGGGGGCAGTTCCGCACGCCAGGCTACGAGAAGCAGGGCACGCTGCAGCCCTGGCTGCCGCTGTGCCAGGACTGCCCTACTCGATGGGAGGTGGCGTCATGATCGTGCCGCACTGGTCGGCATCGCGCTTCATGCTCTGGGACCAGTGCCCCGGTGCCTTCAAGGCGCGCTACGTCGACGAGCAGCCATTCGAGATGACCGAAGCCGTGGCGTTCGGTCAGGCTGTCCACCAGGGGCTGGAGGCGCACTACCGCGGCGAGGACGGTCAGCGCGCGTACCGCGCGGCGTGGCGTGCGCTTGCTCAGGAGCACAACCTTGACGTCGATCCGTCGCTGACCGGCGTGGGCCTCGAGCTGATGGATCAGGCCATGGAGCTGGGCCTCGAGGGCGATCCCGAGCGCGCCTTCAACATCGACACCAGCGTCGAATTGAAGGCGCCTCTGGTGGGCGCCATCGATCTGTGGGGCGCCGACGGCACCGTCTACGACTTCAAGACGACACGTGGTCTGTGGAGCCAGGAGCGTGCCCAGAAAGAGACGTGGCAGCCGAGCCTGTACAGCTGGGCGCGCTGGCTCGAGGAGCCGGGCTACACCGGTGCCTTCGAGTACATCGTCATGAACCGCGTCACGGGCACGCTGCAGCGCCTCAGGCGCGAGTGGACGACCGACGAGGTGGTGGCAGCCTGGAACGTGGCCATGCTGCGCATGCAGGTCATCGCCGCGTCTGTCGAGGCCGACCAGTACGAGTGCCACGGCAAGCACGGCTACTGTCCCGAATGCGGTGACCGCTGGGGTCACGACCACGTCTGCTACCCGAATCCGAGGAGGGTCCGCGCGCATGCTGTTCAGACCGCTGAATGATGTCGAAGTCGACATGCGACAGGAGTGCCGCGCCCTGGCCCACGACCTGGTGCGCATCGACACGTGGGCCAAGGTCGCGTGTGCGCGGCGACAGTTCTACCGCGTGGCCGAGCTGCACACGCAGCGTGAGGAGCTCAGAGAGCGGCGCAGCCTGCTGCTCAGAGAGTTGTGGTGGACCCAGCATGCCTAACGTCAAGCCAGAGTGCCGACACAAGTGCCGTTTCCTGCAGATCACGGACACGCTGTGGCTGTGTCCGCACGCTGCGTATGGCGAGGCCTCGTACATGCAGGGTGCCGTCGAGGAGGCGCGCGCGCTGCTCGAGCGTATGGGCGGCTACAACGTAGTCCTTCGGAAGCTCGAGGACTCCGAGTCCAGGAAGCAGGATGAGCAGCGCGAGAAGCAGCGGGCGAGGCTGCAGCACCTGGCCGGCACGCTGAGGTACGAATGACCGTCGACGTCGACGAGGACTACAGCCCCGAGAAGATCGAGTACTACCTGAGCCACTGGCGCGAACTGCAGGAGGCCGCCGAGGGCGGTACCGGCTCGCTCGGCGGCCGTGGCGGCGGGCGTCAGGATCGCCTCGCGCTGGCGTGTCTGATTGCCGATCTCGAGCGCGCCGCGGACGACCTGCCGCTGTACTGGAGCGGCACGCTGCAGGTCTTCCGTCTGCAGTCTCGAGCACGTGTGTGGTCGCAGCGTCGGCTGCAGCTCGAGGAGATCGGCCTGCAGGTTGCCATCCACAGGATGGCGCGTGCTCTGGGCTGGCGCGAGTGAGCGTCTCGGTCTGGCGAGCTACGCATCGTTCCGATCCGCGCGCCTTCCTGCTGTATCAGCGTCACTACTCGGCGGAAAAGAACTTCGCCTTTCGGCGACCGGGGAACTTCAACATCGTCGGGCCCGGCTTCAACATGGTGCTCATGACCGAGGACCACCGCGCGCTGTTCGTGTGGGTCAAGAACAACACCAGTCGGTTCGATGGCCAGGTGGGCGTGTGCTGCACGATCTTTCGTAACGAGACGAGCCTGCTGTCGTCGGACCTGATCCGTGAGGCTGACGCGCTGGCCGATCAGCGCTGGCCGAACGAGCGCCACTTCACGTACGTGAACGCGCAGAAGACCGCGCGGCGCCGCAGCCGGCATGCACCAGCTGGTAAATGCTTCCTCGAGGCAGGCTGGCAGCACGCCGGCTACAGCAAGAAAGGCCTGGTGCTGCTCGAGCGCAGCCCTCAGTCGGGGGCCTGCACGCTGGTGCTGCGCGACATCGGCGACGTGTTCAGCGACAGGCTGGTGCAGCTCGCCTTCTGAGGACATGAAAAAGCCCGTGGCCCAGGGTCTACCTGCACGGGCTTGATCACCTGTCGGGTCCGAACAACCCGATCCTCAGTCTAGTGCTTCAACCATCCCAACGCGAGCGGCACTACGGTCAGCGCCCAGAACCAGCCGATCGGCCCGATGAGCTTGACGAGCAGCAGCGTCACGCCGATGAACGTCACGCCGATGCCGATGACGGCCAGCAGGCGCAGGTCGTACTGGCTCATGGCCGGCGTACGGCTCGGATGAGTCCATCGGTGACCACGTCCCAGACCAGCAGCAGGGCGAACCAGCCAACCAGTACAAGCAGCCCGAGGCCCATTGTCTCGAGGTTCACGAGCCATCCTCCGCGCTCTGTACCAGCTCGGCTTCGAGCTGGCGCAGGGCGAGGTACAGGTACGGCGGGATGGTGCTCACGCCGCTCTCCCAACGGTTGACGGCCTTACGCTCGACGCCCAGATACTCGGCGAGCTGACGCTGCGAGAGCCCTCGCAGCAGACGCCACGTGCGCAGGTCTGCCTGCGTCTCCGCGGGCGTGGTGGGCAGCATGGTCATGAGCCGCCCTCCCCGGCTGCGAAGTGCTCGCACTGGCAGTTGAACATCACGCACGACCAGCCGCGCAGGGTGCCGTCCGCGTCGCGATAGGTTGAGCGGTGCTGGTAGGAGGGGTGCTTGCAGGTCGCGCACGTGCTCTCGCGAACCAGCGCGTCGAGGTCGTCGTGGGTGCCGCCCTCCTCGACTGGGATGACCGTGTGGGCGAGCACCATGACGCCCGTGCCGTCCGGCTTGCTGCAGATCAGCGCCGGCTCGACTTTGAGCACGGTGAGCACCGTCTCGGCGCCGTCCAGGATGCAGGTCACGTGCTGACCCGGCACCAGTACGGCCGGGTCTATGTAGGCAGGAATTTCGATGGTGTTCATGCTTGGGTGCCTTCTAGCTTCTGGCGCAGATCAACGATGAGCGCGAGCATGCCGAACAGTGCGTCTTCGACAGGCTCGTTATCGATCGCCAGTATCTGACGACGAACCTCGCGCTCGAGTTCGCGCACTGTACCGGTGCTCAGGGTTCCGATAGTCATGATGGGTGCCAACTTTCCTTAGAGGATTGCGTCTTGGGCAAACTGGATAGCGCGCTCGAGCCCGGTTCCGCGTTCGGTTGTGTTGAAGTGGATCGTGTCGAGCAGCGCGCGCTGAGTGGACATGCTGACGATGGCAGTCGAGCCGTCGTCGTACGTCTGGACCGCGGCGTACAGGCCGCCGTCGAGGGCGCCGAGCGCGTAGATCGTGCGGCCGGCAGTAGCGATGATCATCTGGGTGCCTTCCTCAGTGGTTGGAACGGACGCGCAATCGAGGCACGCGCCGGGGATAGTGCGGTCGCCGCCGCGCACCGGGATGCTGTGGCCACAGCCGTAGTCGACAAACGACCATGCGGCTTGGCTCACAGCGCTACCTGATTCGGGCAGTTGTGCCACTCGCCGCTGACGTCGACAGCGATCATGAACCCGGCGATGTCGCGCTGCATGACCACCGGCGCGCCGCAGTCGTCGCAGTGTGCGTAGACGTCCGTGCGGTCAGCGCCGGCTAACGCCGGCATGACCACTCGGGCGCAGAACTCGGCAATGAAGGCGTTACCCTCGCCATCGGCAAGGTAGCGGATGACGTCATCCTGAATCGAGGGCAGGATGCGCCGCTCTGCGTGCGACCAACCGGGGTAGTTGGCCACGATGTCGCGAGCGCGATCTGGCAAATTCATGGCTGCAGGTCGCGGACGGAATCGAGGCTCACCCACTGGCTGCCGTTGCCGGCGAGCGGGATGATCTGGACGTCGACGGTGCCGTAGCGCGTGCGGACGTCTACCACACGAATTTCAAACTGCAGGTCGCGGCCAACCCGGTACGAGCCGGTGTTGCCGATGAGTGCTGCCATTTCGGAGACGGTCATGATGGGTGCCAACCTCTTCTGTGAACGCTCTACGCCGTGACCGGGGCCACTACGTAGGCTTGCTTGTGATCGATGGCGAGTACGTCAGCGCTCAGTACCGGGGTGCCGTCGTCGAGCGTGAAGGTGTCGGCGCGGAACGGGTTGAAGTGAACGCGCTGTCCGCGGGAAGCGATGTCTGCGACTTCGGCCGCGCTCGACTCCGACGCTTGACCGCGAGCGAAGGCGCACACTGAGCGGACGTGCTTGTCACGGATGGTGCGCAGTGTGCCGGGCTGCACTCGGAAGGTGACGCCGCGGACCACGCTATAGGCGGGCTTCGAAATGACCTTGCCCTTGTGCTCGCCTTCAAGCGCCTTGATAGACGTGCACTTCAGCCGCAGGTCGCAGTAAACGTCTGCATGGATCATGATCCGGGTGCCAACCTTCTAGGTGAACGCCGGGCCGCCTAGGCGGCCACAGCCAGAACGAAGCCGCTCGTATCTTTCTTGCCGCGGCCTTTGGCGGCCAAGCCAACGATGACGCCGGCCGGGTCCAAAAACCTCAGATCGTCCATATCGCCATCGATCACCGGGCGACCTTCGTAGGCTGCAGGCAGGTCGTGCGGCTTGGCCTTGAACACGGCCGCCACATTCCCGCCGGCCGCGAGCACGGCCGCAACGTCTGCGTGGTTCGATTCCGCTCGCGAGAACGTGAGCGAGTAGTTGGCCGGGTGGCGACCTGCGGCGTTCGCCAGAGCACGCGCGACGTGCTTCGTGTAGTCGTAGAACATGATGTCGGGGAAGGTTTCGAGCACGGTACGGCCATCGTTGAGTCGCATAGACTCCCACGGCAGGTCTGACGTGCCGTTGAGCCGCACGACCGGGATCAATCCGTTCGCCCGAGCACGCCGAATGTGCGTCTCGATGGCTCGTACGAGCAAGATGTTGAACACGTACCGATTCAGGAAGAGCAACCGTGTTCGGGCGATGCGAGCACGCTGAATCGCGTTCAAGCCGTTCGCGTCAAGAGCGATGCCGCCGTGACCGGCCGTATTCAGGCAAGCCGCCTTGCAGCCTAGCGTCGCGTATTGGCAGACGTTGTAGCCGCTCAATTCAGCGGGAGCGAAGTGCAGGATGGCTGTTGAGTAGCCTTGAGCGCGGCCTTTTTTCGTCTTCGGGTTGTAGCCGTCCGGCGTGAACAGCCCGGAAGGAAAGCCAAACAGACGATGCGTCTCGCGTTCGTCGTTCGGCAGCAGTGCAGCATCGAAGGTCGCGATGCGCAGGTCGTCAGCGCTGAGCGCTGTGTGCTTGAGTGCCATGACGACATAGTACCAAGTTGGTACACGTGAAACAAGTATTGGAATGGTTGAGCGCTGGTTGAGACGAAACGAACTGCCAGTCGACTAGAATGCTGGCTCAGAGAGCGCTAGCGTGTCTACAGAACGAACAGCTGTCAGCGGACGGGCGAAAGTGGGACAGCCGCGAGCGACCAAGGCGCAGTCTGCACGAGCCAAGCATGCGTTCCTGGAAGCGTACGCTCAGTGGGCGAATATTCAGCATGCTTGCAACATCGCCGGTGTTGCTAGGCGCAACATCTACCACTGGCAAGAGCATGACAGTGAGTTTTCAGCGGCATTCCAGCAAGCCGAGCAAGCCGCTACAGAACGACTCGAACGCGAAGCCTGGAGACGTGCCGTAGAAGGTTCACCCTACGAGCGGACCTCTTACTGGCATGGTGAACCGGTTGGTACCGATCGGAAGATTGAGTACTCCGACCAACTGATGATGTTGTTACTCCGTGCGAGACGACCGGACCTGTACCGTGAGAAAGTAGATGTCGCGGTCAATCAGGTCGTGAAGACCATCGCCGGTGTGGAGCCTAGCAGCGTCCTCTAGTAGAGATGTTGGTACCACCTACGCTTGTGCAAGCGAACGTAGAACGTAGCCTCCGTGAAACATCGGGGGAGTGGTAGGCGAGCACGTCAGAGCGAAACCTGGACGCGCGATCTAAGGAACGCGCGCGCGAGGGGTACGGGTACCACCAGCCCCGATCCGCTCTCCTGCCGCCATTAGGCTCTACAGCACATTCCAGAAATCCCGGATTTTCTGAAACGAAAATGGCTGATCTGAAGCTGTGTCCGACGTGCCGCACGTGGTACACGTCGTCCGTGTGCCGCCGCTGCCATACGAAGGACGAACGGCGCATCACGCGGGACGTCGCCCGCTTCCGTCGCACGAAAAAGCCCGACGCCTCCGAGTTACACGACCTTTGAAGGGGTCGCTACGGGGCGCAGGGCTAGCCTGAAGTGTGAATCCTTAAATGTTTCACGGCAATGTTTCACGGGACAACGTCTCATCTAGGCCGTATTCTGCCGGCATGCTGCGTTACTGCCACCTGTGCGACTGTCAGATCGGCTGGCTGCACAACGCCACGGAGCACTGGGCGGGCGAGTACGTTCCGCACGAGCCGTTCCTCGAGGATGACTGTGCGAGCTGCTGGCAATCGCTCGCGGAGACTACTGCGGCGTGACGACTGCCACCATCCAGCGCGGTGAGAGTGCCGAGCCCGAAGAGAAGCCGTACCAGCCCTTTGGTGCAGCGCTGCAGTTGTTCGGCAGCAAGGCCAGGGAGGTGCTGCTGGCCGGGCCGGCTGGTACGGGCAAGTCGAGAGCGTGTCTCGAGAAGCTGAACCTGATCGCCATGCAGCGGCCGATCCGCGGTGCCATCGTGCGCAAGACGCGGAAGTCTCTGACGCAGAGTGCGATGACGACGTTCGAGACGAAGGTGCTGCCGTCTCCGAATCAGGTGCGCTTTCACGAGGGCGACCAGGAATACCGATACCCGAGTGGAGCTCGGATCATGGTTGCTGGGCTGGATGATGCGGACAAGATCGGAAGCACGGAGTTCGACATCGTCTACGTGCAGGAAGCCACCGAGCTGGAGGAAGACGACTGGGGCATGCTCCTGCGCGGACTCCGAAACGGAGTGCTGAGCTATCAGCAGCTGATTGCGGATTGCAACCCCGGACCACCGGAGCACTGGTTGAAGCAGCGCTGCAATCGCGGCGATACGCTGCTGCTGGACAGTCAGCACGTCGACAATCCAATGCTCTACGATCGCGCTACCTCCGGGTGGACGGAGTTCGGCCAGAATTACATGGCCACGCTGGATACGCTGCAGGGCTACCTGTACCAGCGACTCCGACTGGGGCTGTGGGTTGCCGCCGAGGGCATGTACTTCACCGAGTGGGATCCGCAACTCCACGTCTGTAGCAGGTTCGATATTCCACAGGAGTGGCCGCGCTGGATTGCGGTGGATTACGGCTTTGCGGCGCCGTTCTGTTGTTTGTGGTTTGCTCGAGAACCGGAGACAAGACGGATCTTCGTCTACCGCGAGCTCTACGCAGCTGGACTCCGCGACGAGCAGCAGGCACAGAAAATAGTGGAGCTCACTAACGACGAACAACTTGCACTCCGCATTCTGGATCCGAGCATGTTCAACTTGCGAACGGAGCAGCAGCGGCCGAGTATTGCCGCGGTGTACTGGTCCAACGGAGTCCAGCCGGTGTATCCGGGCATGAACTCCAGAAAACAGGGCTGGGCTATCGTGCGTAGAGCATTGGCGCACGACTCCGATGCACCGCGACTCCAGGTGCTCGAGGGCGCCGCTCCGAACCTGGTGCGGACCTTACCCACGATGGTGGTCGACCCGCTCGATCCGGAGGATGTGGCGGATTCCATTCGCGGTCAGAAGACCGAGGACCACAGTGTGGATGCGCTGCGGTACGGGCTGTGTGCCGAAGCACAGCCGCCGCAGGCTGAGGCGCCCACGAGGCTCAGGTTCGGATGACGTTCAGTAATCCGCCCACGTTCCTGCCGCCGCTACTGGCCACCGGCCAGGGCAACTCCAGCAACGGGCGCCAGCAGCTCGGCACGGGGCTGGTCACGCATCGCGGCATCATCGACGCCAACAGTTTCAGGGCGCAAGGGGCGCTCTCCCCGCAGAGCGGCGCGGGGCTGGAACTTCAATACGACCAGCCCACCAAACGAGGCTTTCTCCAGAGCTACGACCGTGACGCTGCGGCGTACACCGATCTGGACATCAACGCCAAGAACCTCAATCTGGTCGCGGTGGGCGGCAAGGTCAGTCTGCCGGCAGGCACAGCGCAGACCACGACCACCACGCGCATCATCCAGACGTGGAACATCCCGGCGATCAATACGTGGTACGAGTCGCCGCTGCAGATCAATCTGGCGACGACGGTCGGCAACTGGGTACGTGTCGAGGCGTGCGGCACGATCGTCCATGCCGTTGCAACCGCTGCCGTCTACGTGGGCATGGGCGTGGACGGCACGCTCGTCTACGACTCGCTCATGGTGTGCCAGCCCACCTTGAACGGCGCGATGGTGCCGTGGTCATTTACCGCGTATGTCGGCGGCCAGATCACCACCAGCGGCACGCACCGCTTCGCGGTGTTTCTGTACACCCCCTCAACTGGCGCAGCCGGCTTCTCGGCCGCCGGCTACCAATTGATCAACGTCACGGAGCAGCGCGCATGAGAGATCGCCCAGCCGGCACGCTGCCGATCAAGAAGATTCCGCCGACCGTGCCCTACCCCGAAAACAAGAGTGACTGCCCATGAGCATGTACGCCTCGCCGCCCGTCGGCTGGTTCAGGTCTTCTCGCAGCGAGGACGACACTGTCGAGCGACAGACCCTCGAGCTCGCCGAAGACTTGCGGCGCCAGTTCAGGGATCGCGACCAGTTGTACCGCGACATCGACGCGGTACTTTTCGGCGAGCTGCCGATCGATATTCCCGAGGCGTACCGCAAGACCGCTATCGAGGTGCGCAGTCCGCTGGCACTGCACATCGCCACGACGGTCACCGCGGCACTCAGCGTCAATCCGATGACCACGGTGTTCAAGCCGATCGGTTTCGGCGACGTGTACCAGCAGAACAGCACCCTGCGCGAGCAGTTTTTCGAGGCTTCCTGGAAGCGCCAGGAGCAGGAGGCCAAGCGTCAGCTCCTGCGGCTGTTCATGTGGAGTCTCGCGGTCAAGGGCGAAGCGATCCTGAAAACCGTCGAGCGCTCCAGAACGACGTGGAGTGAGTATTCCGACAAGAGCCAGCAACTCGAAAAAGAGCTGGAGCAGCTCAAGGAATACGACCAGCACGCCAGGGACGTGATGTACGACCACGAAACCGAAAACTACAAGCTGGCGCTGCCGTATCCGATCAGTACTACCGACGTGCCGCCCGAGACGTTCTATTACACCAAGAACGAGTCCGGCTTCACCTCCATCGTCGAGGTCAAGGAGTTGCCGTACCTGGAGGCGCTCGAGCGCTTCGGCGCGGGACTGGACTCCAACGGCAACGTCATCAGCCCCAGGACGTGGAGCGGCATCGATCCGCGGGCGGCCGAGCTGGCGCGTGCCGAGTGGAGCAACATGATGCGCGGCAAGAGCGAACAGACGATCCGCTGCATCGAGGCCTGGGACTACCAGCAGCAGGTTATCTGCCTGAGCGGCCCCGGCCAGCGCAACAAGGGGCAAAACGGCAGCCTGGGCGAGGGCACCGTGTGCAAGGTCCTCGAGCACGCCTACGGCGACCCGATTCTGAAGACGCTCAAAGGCCCCTATTTCCACGCGCTGGGCATCACCACCGCGTCGAGATTGCCGGAGCACGCCGGGCTCAGCATCCTGTTCGGCTTCCTGCGATTGTTCCCGCTGCTGGATTCTCTGCTGACGATGCAGGGCCAGTCGGCGTTTATGACGGCCTACCCGGCGTTCAAGAAGACCACGCCACCGGGCGTCATCCCCGGCCTGCCGGCGATGCCGTATGGCACCGACGCGCGCGAAGCCGCTACCGACGCGCAGACCATCGAGCCGGGCAAGCTGTTTCCGTTCGACGTCTCGCCTATCGACCAGCCCAAGAGCGGTGCGGACGCCGACAAGCTCGTCGGGCAGATCAAAGACATGCTGGAGTGGGCGCTGCCGAGCGTGGTGCAGGGCATGGTCGCCAGCGATCAGTCGGGCTACGCGCTCAACCAGGCGGCGTACCTGGCCAGGCTGGGCTGGGACCCGATCGTCGGCAACGCCCAGGTCGCGCTCGGCGACCGCATCGGCTTCGAGTCATGGCTCATCGAACGCCGCATCGGCGAAAAGGTGTACGCCTGGGGCGAGATCGAAGCCAAGAAAGGCCGCAAGACCATCAGTGGCCAGAGCAAGGCGTCCTGGCTCGGCATCGGACCCGACGACCTGAAGGGCGTCCACCGCTACGAGTGCAAGCTCGCACCCTCCACACCCTCGAACGAAATCATCGAGACGCGGGCGCTCGGCGAGAAGATGCAGCTCAAGCTCATCACCTACGAGGACGCCGTCGAGCGCGCGGGAGCGAATCCTGACGAGGTAGAGAAGTCCTGGCTGCTGCACGATCTGAAGAGTAGCCAGGAGATTCAGGGCAAGCTCAAGCAGTCGATCCTGCAGAAGATCGGCACCATCGAAACCAACCAGCTGGCCGCGGCCGGCGTGCCGCCACCCGGTGGGCCGCCTCCACCCGGCATGCCCGGCCCAGGCTCCGCCGGCGTACCCGGCGGCACACCCGGTGCGCCACCCATGCCCGGCCCCGGCGGCATGCCACCCAATCCTGTTCCGTCGCCCGGACAGGGGTTGCCGATGGGGCCTCCGGGCGCCGCACCCGGCACGCCGGTGGTGCCTGGGCCGCCACCCGGCGCGCTACCAATGCCCGGAGGCTGACCGTTGCCCAGGACAAACCTGCTCGACGACGTCGCCAACGACCTGGCGCTGTGGATCGACCAGATCTCCACCGAGATCGCCGTGGCGTTTTCGGCCTCGAAGGCGCCGTTTTCGGCGTCGGTGACCGAGGAACAGAAGCTCGAGTACTACAGGAGCAGGCTGTTCAACCCCGACGGCTCGCCTAACCCGCAAGGCAGGGAGGCGGAGATCCAGCGACTGGGCGTCAGCGGCTTTTCTCAGGTCTACAAGGCGATCATCAATCGCTGGCCGGAGCTCCGCGTGCCGTCTCCGCCGCCGATCGAGGTACCCCCAGAGTGGCCTCCAGCCGGTCCTCCAGGCGCTCCAGGCGGGCCGCCAGGTCCTCCAGTCGGGTTACCGCCAGGCCCACCCGGTACAGGACCAATGTTGCCGCGTCCCCCTGGCTCCGTTCCGCCACGTCCACCGATGATAGGACCTGGCGGTCCTATCCCACCCGGTGTGCGCCCGATGGCCAGCGGTGGCGTGGTCACCCAGCCGACGCTTGCGCTTATCGGCGAGGCCGGGCCCGAAGCTGTGGTGCCACTCAGCGACTACCAGCCACCTGGCTCCGGCGACTGGACACTGGGCAGCGCGCAGGAAGCCCAGGCGCGACCGGAGCCGCCGCCTCCAGCGCTGCCGCCGAATGTCTCGCCGTGGAACGACCTGATCGCTCAGCACGCTGGCGAGTACGCCAGCGATCCGCGCTTTCTGCGCATCGCCGCGGCCGCGGCGCGTGCCGAATCAACCGACGACCCGCGTGCGTATCAGATCGGCTACGACCCGAATGACCCTCGCACGCACACCACCTACGGCGGGCGCGGCTTGTGGCAGTTCGATATCGGGCCGCAAGGCATGGGCCACGGCGTGCCAGAAGAGCAACTGTTTGATCCCAACTACCAGGCCCGCACGATCGTGCCCCAGTTCGCTCAGAACTATGCAAGGCTGCAGCAGCAGGCGCCCGGCCTGAGCGACCAGGAGCTTGCGGCGCGCGTGTACGGTGCCACGGAGCGTCCCGCCGGTACCGTTGGCGGTCGCTGGATTACGCCTCAGACGGCTGCCTACCAGAACTATCTCAGAGCCTGGAATTCACTCGATCCAAACGCGAGGTAAGCGATGCCCTATTACGCAGGCGCTCCCACCAGCGATCCCGGTTACTACGCCAACTACCAGGCGGGCAACGCCTTATCCAGCTGGGACCAGAACCAGGCCCAGGCGTCGTACTACAACGCCCTGGCTTCCGGCGTGCCGGCCGACAAGGCTCTGGCGCAGGCCAAGTTCGAGTGGCAGAAGAAGCTCGACGAGGCGAACCAGACGGGCATGTGGAACGGCCAGTGGAACAACCCCCAGGAGCAGTGGTACACGGGCCAGTTCGGGCAGTGGTACGGGCCCGGCGGCGCGCCGAACGTCGGCGACCAGACGCTCACCGCCCAGCAGCAGGCTCAGGGCAACGCACAGGCGTGGTCCGGCATGTTCGGCCAGTACTACGCACCGGGCACCGCGCCCACGCAAGGGGCCTCCACGCTGGCAGCCCAGACGCAGGCAAACACGCTCGGACTGAACCAGGGCGAGCTGACGGGCTGGTACACCGACCCGAGCGGGCAGCGCCAGCAGACGCTCGCCGGCCAGAACCAGCAGTACACCCAGGGCTTTCAGCAGCAGCAGTTTGCTGCTCAGCAACAGCAGTTGCAGCAGCAGAACGCACTGGCGTACCTGGGCCAGCTCAGCCAGTTGCGCGGCCCGGCCGACTGGGCCAAGTACCAGCAGGTACTCGGCTCGACGCCGCAGGGCATGCGCGACCTGTACGCCGCGGCTATGGGCCAGTACACGCCCGGCGGCGGAGCGACGACCGGCTACCAGCCTCAGGCGGCCAACCTGAACACCATGCAGCAGCAGATCGCCGGCCAGTACGGGCAGCAGCAGCCTGGCAACGCGCAGTGGTATAGCCAGCCGGGCTTCGGTCAGGGTGAGCAGCGTGGCGCCAGCGGCGAGATCAACGCCCAGGGCCAGTTCGTGGCCAATCCAGCTATGGCGCAGCGTGGCCCGGCCTGGGGCAGCGGCATCGGCGTCGGGCAGCAGGGCGCGACCGCTGACCAGCAGGTACAGGCCACCGGCAACGGCACCAACATGTACGGCGGCCAGCAGCAGCAGTACAACCTGCCGGCTCCCAACCAGATCGCGGCGCAGAGCTGGCAGAACATGGCGCCAAGCCAGCAGCAGATGCTGCTTGGCCAGTACGAAGCCAATGGTTGGGACAAGAACGACGTCCAGGCGCTCTACAACCAGAGCCTGCCCAAGTACGGCCAGAACTCGCCGGGTGCGGGAACGTGGCGTTTGCAATAAGGCGCCCGAGCCTGCGCTACTCACGTTTCCGCTACTGGTTCATCGTTCTGGCCGGCGTGGCCGGCGGCTACTGCGCGTGTGACGACATCCAGCGGAGGGCGCGCCGATGACGATGCTGCCGGATATCGACGAGCAAAGCTGGGATGAGTACCAGCGGCAGCAGCTGTCGCAGAACATCCAGCAGAAGATCGACGGCTTCAGCCTGCAGCAGGCTCTCGGCGAGAAGCTCAGCGGCATCCAGGGACTGCTGGGTGGCGCTCCTCCTGAGGCAACACCTCCGCCGCCTGCTCCTCCACCTCCGCCGCCAGAACCGGAGCCACTTCCGCCACCGCCTCCGCCTCCGCCGCCGGAGCCGCCGGCAGCGCCGGACCTGAGCCGTATCGGTGGTTGGGCCGCGCCGACTCCACCAGCCGCACCTCCACCACCACCAGCAGCTCCGGAGCCGATGCCCGAGGCAGCGCCGCCAACTGTTAGTCCTGTTCCTGCTCCGACACCGGAGCCCTCGAGCTTCCAGGCGACCGCCCCCAGTCCAGCGCAGTCTTCGAACCTGGACTCCTGGCGCGACGACGTCTGGAGCCAGGGCGTGGCTGCAGCCGCCGCTGCCGGCGGCGATGTGCAGGGCTTCGCCGACAACCTGTGGAACAGCTTGAAGAGCAGCGCGGGTGACGCCAACGAGGCGTTTTCACAGGGGCTGACCGCTGCCAGCCAGGCTGGCGTACAGGACCTGCAGAGCTTTGCCAACCAGTTCAATCCGACTCCGCCACCAGAACCTGCTGCTGGACCCTCCCCCAGCGGTGTCAGGCCAACGGGTACGCCGAATGTAGGCGGCGTGCCCGGTTGGCTATCCGATCTGATCAGCAGCAACGCCCCGCCCGAGCTCGCGAGCGATCCGGACTTCATCCGTACCGTGGCCGCCGGCGCCAAGGCCGAGAGCGGCTGGGACCCGAACGCGGTGCAGAAAGGTGGTGGCGGGCGCGGCCTGTTCCAGTTCGACCTGGGCGGCATGGGTAAGCCGTACGCCGACAACGAGCAGCAACTGCTCGGCGAAAGCGGCGCGCAACTGCAGGCGTCCCAGATCGTGCCGCTGTATGCCAGGGCGTACCAGAGCGCGCCCGAGGGGTTGAGCGGCGCCGAGAAAGCTTCCTGGGTCGCGGCCCAGGCAGAGCGTCCCTACCAGTACGACAACCCGCAGTCGGCCGCGCGGCGTAATTACGCTTCCGCGTACGGCGAGATTGGCGGAGCTGGTAGCGCCGCGGGCGCGTCGACTCAAGAACTGCTCAGTCGCACCGGTGGCTGGGCCCCGCCCGCGAAACAGGTATCCCAGTTCGGCGACTCACAACTGTCGGCTGACGAGGCGTATGCCGCCTGCGGCCCGGCCGCCGCAGTGCGCTTTGCACAGGCGTTCGGCAGGAATCCCACCTTGCGCGAGGCGACCGACCTGGCCAGTTCCGTCGGCTGGACGTCGGCTCAGGGCATGGCCGGCATCGGCTCCGAGCAGCAGCTCATGGAGAAGCTGGGCATCCCGACAAAACTGGTGGGCGCCGACGTGCAGGCTATGGCACGCGAGGCCTCGACCGGCAACCCGGTGACCATCAGCACGCCCGGCCACTATTTCTTCGCCGATAACTACGACCAGAACACGGGCGCGTTTCACGTCGGCCAGTCAGGCCTCGATCTGCGTGGCGGCTCCGAGTGGATGACGCCAGCACAGATGGAAGCGCGCATGGGCCGCATCCAGGGTGCGCTGTTCGCCGACAACCCGCAGGTACCGGCCAGAAGCACGGCTCAGATGCTGCCCGGCGTGCAGGGGCTGGCCGACCTGGCCAGTGGCGCCGGCGACATTCTGGGCAACGCGGTGCAGTCTGTACCCGACACGATCCAGGCGCATATCCCGTCCGCGCCGGCTGCGGCCGAAGAAGCCCAGCCGCAGAGCCCGGTGGATCGGCTCAAGAGCGCGTTTTCCGACTTCATCGACTCGGTCGGCGGCGCGAAGGATCAGGCCGCCAGCGCGCTCAGCCAGGTGCCGGACGTGAGCGCGCCGGGCATCGTCGCGGCCGGCACCACCGGTATCCCGCAGGAGGTCGGTACTGCCTTCGGTCAGAGCGCCCAGGAGCGCCTGCAGGGCATTCAGTCGCCGGACACCGGTACGCCGCTGGACGCGCTCGGCACCGGCGCGTCGATCGTCGGCACCGGCGTCAAGACTGCACTGGACGTGGTCAACGAGCTGTCGCCGTTTACCCACGCTTCGCGCCTGTACGAGGGCCTCTCGGGCGACATCCGCCGCGACCCCGAGTACAACGCCCAGTTGCAGCGGCTGCAGGACCTGCAGGGCCAGCTCTACGCCGCGGGCAGCGGCGCCGAGCAGGACGCGATCCGTCAGGAGATGCGCGATACGCAGGCGGCTGCCGATCAGCGCAAGGCCGAGGTCTTCGTGGGCGGCGGCGGCACTGACCTCGAGTCTGTGTATCGCCGCGGCCTGGCATCACCCGATCGAGAATCTGCCGAGCTTGTGGGCAACCTGGCAGCTCTGCCCGTTGCCGGGCTCGAGACTGCCGAGGCGGCGCCAGGATTGGTGCGCGCGGGTGCGCAGGCGCTCGATCCGCTCGGGACTGCGATACGCGGCGCGGGCGCTATCGCCCGGCCGGTCGCCGGCGCGGCGCAAGCAGGCAGTGCCGGCACCGAGCTGGCGGCTCGGCTGGGGTTGGACGTCGCGGGCGGCGCTGCTGGCTGGCAGAGCACGCCCGAGGGCGCCTCGCCCCAGGAGCGGCTGCTGCGCACTGCTGCCGGCGCAGCCGCTGGCGAGGCTGGCTTCCGCGGCGCGCGCTGGGCCGTCACGCCGCGCGGCGCCGAGCTGGCGAAAACGGCGTACCCCGAGCTCGACAAGATCACCAACATGTACCGCACCATCGACGCGCGTCCGTCGCCGGTCAGCGAGGTCGCCGATAAGGCGGCCGACTTCTTCGGTCTGGGTGGGCGCACCGGCGTCCTCGACAGGGCCGCGGCGGATCGCTTCGCCTACATCAACCAGATGACCGGGCGAGCTAAGGAGGCGCTCGGCTCGTCGTTCACACCCGAGATGGACGCCGAAGCGCTGGTGGCGGCCTACGCCGGCAAGGGAGCGCGCGCGCTGCAGCGTATTAAGGATGACGTCACCCCTGCCCTGGACATCGTGCGCAAGGGTCCGGGCGGCGAAGCTGACCTCGAGCACCTGAATACGTACCGCAAGCTGCAGCGCGACGTGGAGGTGGCCAACCTGTACGGCGGTACGCGCCAGGCTTCGGGCGGCGTGACCAGCGCGGCCGACGCGCAGGCGCGACTGCAGGATCTCGAGGCGCTCGTCGGAACCGATCGCTTCGGAGCCATCGAACGGGCCGACCAGATGCTCAACAAGGCTACCGAGGGCTTACTGCTGGATCGCGTCAAGGCCGGCATGGTCGACCCCGACCTGGCCACGCGACTGATCGCCGAGCAGCCCCACTACAACCCGACGGTGTTCATGAAGCACCTCGACGCCGGCGACGGCGGCATCAGCAGCGGCGGCGATCGCCTGGTGAACGTCAATAACCTGCTGCGCCGACTGGGCGAAGAGGGCTCCGTCGACGACACCGAGCAGCCCATCCGCTCGCTGGTGCGCCACTTCGTGCAGAACGACGTGCTGAACAACCGCAACGACGTGGCGAAGTCGATCATCGAGGCCGCCCAGAACGATCCGCAACTGCTCGATCCCAAGACGGGCAAGTCCATCGTGCAGCGCGTCAATCCGATGCGCGTCGTCACCGGACCAGAAGTCAGCGGCCCCGGCGGCGCGCCGCTGAGCAAACTGCTGGGTGGACCCACCGGTGTCGCCAGCGTGCTCGAGCGCAAGTTCGGCGACCAGAAAGACCTGGTCAGCCTGTACGAAAACGGCCAGCGGGTGTACTACAAGGCCCCCGAAGAGCTCCGCAAGGTGATGCTCGGCCTCGACGGCGCACCACCGGGCGTCATCGGCAACGTCTTCAAGGCGCTGAACGCGCCGCTGCGCTGGGGCGCGACAGCTGCCAGCCCGCCGTTTCTGGTGACGAATGCGATTGCCGACGCGGTGACGACGTATCTGCGCGAGGGCGCCGGCACCGCGGCACGTATCCCGAAAGGCTGGTGGTCAGCCGCCAAGCAGGACGACCTGTACAAGGGGTATATGCGCGCCGGCGGCGGCATGGAGTCGCTCTTCCAGCGCTCGCCGCAGGATATCGACAAGCTCATCGAAGACACCGGTGGCCTGGTCGTCAAGGACCACGGCGACCTGACGCGGCTGATCGGCGATGCGCTCAAGCTGAAGTTCATCACTCGAGCGGGCGAGGTGATCGAGCAGGGACCGCACCTGGCCGCGTTCGAGCGCCACCTGGCCAGGGGCGAGTCGCCGGCGCAGGCGGCTACAGCCGGACGGCGCGCCACCGTGGACTTCTCGCGAGCGGGCGATGTACTGCGCGAGGCGAACATGGTGTCGCTGTTCCTGAACGCGCGCGCCCAGGGCAGCCTGAACATGGCGCGTACGTTGCGCGACAACCCCATCGGCACTGGCAAGCGGTTGGCTGGACTGGCCGGCATTAACGCCATCAACGACTACCGCAACCGTCAGCGACCCGAGTACTGGGACATCCCCGAGTACGAGCGCAAGGCGAACATGATCGTCATGCTCGGCGACGGGGAAAAGAACGACAACGGCATCGGCTACAAGAACATCCCGCGGCTGTCGATCCCACTCCGCGAGTGGGCGAGTTTCACTGACCCGCTCAACTACGGCCTCAGCCAGCTCGACCCGAACCCGGCCGCGCGCGACCCACGTACCTTGCGCAACCTGGGCACCGACGAGGCCGGCAACGTGCTGCCGCTGCAGGGCAACGATCCTGGTTCGGCCGCGGCCACCTTGCTGCCGGCGCCGTTACGCTCGCCAGTCGAGATCCTGGCCAATCGCCGCTTCTACACCGGCCTACCGATCGTGCCGCGCGACAAAGAAGACCTGCCGCCGTCGCAGCAGTCCAACGAGCGCACCAGCGTGCTCAGCCGCAAGATCGGCGAGGAGCTGGGCATCTCGCCCATGCAGCTCGACTTCCTTATTAATGAGAACCTGGGCACGCTCGGCCGTACCGGGCTGGCGGCTGGCGACCAGCTCTCGGAGTGGCTCGGCACCTCGCCGTCGGACAAGCAACCGTCTCAGGGACCACCCGTCATCGGCGGTCTGGCTTCGGGCGTGCTGCGCAACTACGGCGGCCAGCTCGCTGCCGACAAGTACGACAAGCTCGACCAGAGCATGGGCAATTCGCAGGAGCCGATCGCCGACTCGATACGCCAACTGCCGGAGTACGCGACGGCCACGCGCGATCGTCAGGACAGCATGCTGAGGGTCGCGCAGCAGCAGCTCAGGTCACACTTTTCCGACCTGCTCGGCATTCCCCAGTCGACGACCGACGTGGGCCTGCCGCCGAAATACGTGGGCGTCACGGACAAGCAGAAAGAGCAGGACATCGACCAGGCACTGGCAAAGTACCGCGCGTGGGACACTGACCCGAAGAACAACGCCAAGCCATCCAGCGCGGATGTGAAGCTGGCGCTGACGTACGAGGACCAGGTGTCGGAGAAGTACCGCCTGGCGAAAGAGGCCATGGACAAGCGCAACGCAGCCATTCGCAAAACCGTCACCCAGCAGGCGCCGTAGGGGAGGTACGCCGTGGACCCAGATCAGCAACAGCAGCCACCCGCGCAGCAGCCCAGCGAGCTCGAGCAGGAGCGGCAGCGTCTGTATGCGGAAATCCAGCGGCTCAACGCGCTGTCGCAGCAGAAGGATCCGGACGGCACGGCGAGCGAAGCGGCGCTGCAGGCGAACAAGCGGCTCGAGAAGCTGAACGACGACTACCGCCAGATCCTGATCGCGCTCAAGCCCGCGGCGTCGGCGACCGGCACGATCAACGACGTCACGCGTGGCGACGGCTCGGTGTGGCGTATCGACGCCCAGGGCAAGCCAACGCAGGTCCTGGGGCCAGGCGGCAAAGCGCTCGGCAGCAACAACATCACCACCAACACCACCGACCAGTACGTGGTGAGCGTCGACCAGACCGACGGGCACCTGATCACGGTCAAGAACCCGAACTACGTCGCGCCCAAGCCCGGCCAGGTGTCGGCCAACACCAGCGACCCGTTCATCGTGCAGCAGAACCCGGACGGCACGCTGAACCCGGTCAAGAATCCGAACTACCAGCCCAAGCCGACGCAGGTCAGCGCCAACAGCACCGACCAGTTCATCGTCCAGACGATGCCGGACGGCACCATCCAGACGAACAAGAACCCCAACTACCAGCCGAAGACGCCGACGGTGGTGGGCGGCACGACCGGTACGGACCAGCAGTTCATCATCAAGCAGAACCCGGACGGCAGCACCACCCAGGTGCCCAATCCGAACTACGTGCCGAAGTCGCCGACGGGCGTCAGCACCAGTACGGATCAGCCGTTCATCGTGCGCCAGAAGCCGGACGGCACGATCGAAAACGTCCCGAATCCGAACTACCAGCCCAGGCCGTCCACGGTCACCACCAGCTCCGAGTCGCCGTTTATCGTCCAGCAGAAGCCCGACGGCACGATGTCGCAGGTGCCGAACCCGAACTACGTGCCGCCCAAGCCGACACAGGTCACCACCGGTGTTGACCAGCCCTTTGTCACCACGATGGGGCCGGACGGCAAGCTGGTCAGCCAGCCGAATCCGTCGTACCAGCCCAAGACGCTGGCCCAGGTCCAGGCGCGTATTGCCCAGATCAATCAGCTCGCCGCGGCCAAGAGCGTCGAGGTCCAGGGCAAGGTTGGCCAGGGCAACTACACCGCCGACAACGCGCTGGCTGACTTCAACGGCTGGTACGACAAGAACGTCGCCCCCGAGCTGGGCGCGCTCAAGGCGGCCCAGGACGACGCCGCCTTCCAGCGGCAGAAGGATGAGATGGCCGCGCGCACGTCGGCGTATACCGCCGCGAGCGGAGCCGGCAGGAACTACATCGATGCCTTCAACGCCGAGAAGACCAACCGCGTGGGGGCCGGCTTTGCCGATGCCGCGGCGCAGATTCGTCCTGGAGGCAAGCCGCTCAGCTCGGCCGACATCGCGGCCGCGGTGTCGTACCGTGCGCCGAACCCGACAGACATCGCTCCGCAAGCGGTCGACCAGGCGCTGAAGTACATCGATCCTCGAGCAGCTGCCGCGGCCGGTGCGCCGCCGCCAACAGTCCAGAACACCGACCCCGCGTACTGGCTGGATCGCACGCGCTACATGCCGCAAGGACCTCCGCCGGGTGCCCCTCCGGGCGGCCCGCCACCTCCCGTATTCGGCAACGCGCCTCCGCCGCAAGCCATGCCGACTGACGACTGGTTCGCCGAGTGGCAGAAGCGGCAGGCCGCCGACGCGGCGCTCCAGCAACAGCAAGCCCAGATTCAAATGCCGCCCCCGCCTCCGGCGCCGGTTCCGCCGCCGGGTGGCTATACCCCGCCAGGGGGGTCCTCGTACTCGTATCCCGTCGCGCCCTGGAATTTCGCGCCGGACTATGCCTACGCCGGATAGCGAGGTCGTATCATGCAGCCAACTGAACAACCAGATGCCCCTTCAGCGGGTGCGCAGGCGCCCGATGCAGCAGCGGCCGAGCCGGTTTCCGACGAGTCGCGTGAAGGGTCTTCGCCAGGCTGGTGGCAGCGACTCTTCAATCGCCGACCAGCACAGGAGACGCCGGACGCGGACGGGGAGCCCGAGGAAGCCAGCAGCGCGTCGAAGCCACTGACGCTGACCCAGGAGGAGCTAGATCGCCGAGTCCAGGCCGAAACAGATCGGCGAGAGGCACAGCGTGCTGCTCGAGCGCGTCAGGAAGAACGTCGCAAGCTCCGCGACGAAGACCCGTGGGCGTTCGCCGAGCAAGAGCGTCAGGCCGAAAAGGCTGCCGAACAGGACATGGGCCTGAGCAGCTTCTTCGCCAACGTGGGCCTCGAGCACGATCGCCACAGCATTGACCCGCTCATGGAGATGCTGCCGCAAGCTGAACGCAAGCGGATCATGGACATGGAAGGTGCGGGCAAGGGACTGGCCGGACGCAAGCTGATCGTTCAGGAAGCGCTCAAGAGCCTCGAAAAGCACTGGAAAACTGAAGGCGAGCGCGAGGCCGAGTCGAAGCTGCGGCGTAACCAGGCGTTCCGCAAGCAGATCCTGGCCGAGCAGCGTGGCAACTTCCAGGAACCGGAGTTGCTGCCCGCATTCAGTGGTTCCTCGACCGACCGCAAAGTTTCCGAAATCCTGCGCGGCTATTACGGGCTGCCAGGACCGAAACACAACAGCGCGGGCTGACCGAAGGGTGGCCCGCTGAGAGAGGGCCACTCCCATTGTCTAGACATCTCGATAGGTCAGGTCGTTCCAAATCTGGTAGATCACGATTGACGTGACGCCGAGTTGAGCGGCCATCTTGTGCGCCGATCCATTGCGGTTCGCACGTACCCAGTCAACCTGCGCAGCGTCGAGCTTGCGTTGCCCATGCTTCTGCATACGGCCGTAGACCGCCGCGTGTCGCTGGTTGCGGGCATGCGCCACCCATCTGAGGTTCGTGGCTCGGTTGTCGAGCTTGTCGAGATTCAGATGGTTAACCTCGAAGCGCGGGCCGGGTCTGGGTGGCAGAAATGCCTCCGCGACGAGCAGATGGACATACGCGCGCATCTTCCGCTTGGGCAGATCGGCGAGGGTCACTTGCAGGTATCCCGCCCCTGCGCTGAAGCCAGTCAGATTCTTCTTGCGACGGAAGCTGTAGACGTTGCCCGCGTCGGAGACGGCGTAGAGGGTTTCCCAGCCAGCGATCGGCGCCCATTGTTCCACAGTAAGGCATTGTAAGCCTGAAACAAGAAGCGAGGGTACACCTACGCCCTATAACAGCATCGCCACCCGCGCGACCCCTGGTTCGGGTCCGCTGATCCCAGAGGAAGTCCAGCGGGAAATCGTCCAGTCGATCGAAGTCAAATCAGCCGCGCTGCAACTCATGCCGCATGTGCGCATGAAGCGCGCCCAGCAGCGCATCCCGGTGATGAGCCAGTTGCCGGTGGCCTACTGGGTAACGGGCGCCAGCCTGGATGCTCGAGACATCGGCATGAAGCAGACCACCACTCTTCAGTGGGACAACGTCTATCTCAACGCAGAAGAGATGGCGGTCATCGTGCCCATCGCCAAAAACCTGCTCGATGACATGGACTACGACTTCTGGGAGCAGGTACGCCCCAAGGTCACCGAGGCCTTTGGCGTCGCCCTCGACGAAGCCGTGTTCTTTGGCGTCAATGCGCCGACCACCTTCCCGAGCTCGATCGTCTCTGGCGCGAACGCCGCTGGCAACCTCGTCCTCGCGGGTGCGTCCACCGTGGACTACCTCGATGACATCAACAACGCGATGGCCACCGTCGAGGCGGATGGCTTCGATATCACGGGCTTCTGGGCCAGGCGCCAGGTCAAGGCCAAGTTGCGCGGTCTCCGAGATACGACCAAGGGGTTGCTCTATTACCCCGAGACGGCGCCGAACGCCGAGGCGAATATCGGCACCCTGTACGGCGAGAAGATCGTCTTTTCCAACGCAGGCCTGAGCGGCTTCGTCACAGGCGCGGCGAACTACTCGATGATCATGGGCGAATGGGATCAGTCGATGCTCGCTATCCGTGACGACATCAGCATGGAGATGTTCGACACCGGCGTCATCACCGATAACGGCAGCCCGCCGGTCATCCAGTACAACCTGCTCCAGCAGGACATGGTTGCGCTGCGCGTGACCGCTCGTTTCGCCTGGGCCATCCCCAACCCGGTCAACCGTCAGCAATCGACCAAGGCGAATCGGTATCCCTTTGCTGTTGTCCAGCAGAAGGCGGCAACAGGCGGGGAAGGCTAGGGCCATGCGAGAAGACCCCAGGCCACCAGACCCGCCGTCCGAGCCTGACGACGACGACCAGCCCGAGGCGCCGCCGCGCCCTGAACCGGAGCCGACACCGGCTCCAGCCCCAGGCGCCTGATGCCCGGCGGGCGTCCCTACAAGAAGCCCGTCTCGAAGGCGCAGGCCCGCTTCTTCGGCGCTGCGGCTGGGGGCGACGTGCCCGGCTTCAGTGCCACCGAGGCTCGCAACAAGCTCAAGGGCGTCAAGGAAAGCAAGCTGCCCGAGCGCAAGAAAGGCAAGAAGTAAATGCCCAAGGTCCGCGCACTGGTGCCGCTCACCCATCCAAAAACTGGCGAGGTGTTCGCGGCTGGCACCGAGGTTGATGTGGACGAGGAGGTCTTCCGCGACTGGCGCGCGGACGGCAAAGTCTCGTCCATCGATGAAGAGAAGAAGGCTGAGGAGGCCGCGAAGGAAGGCAACTACTCGGCCAGAACCTCGCGCGCAGATGCTGGCGAAGCCAAAGCCGAGGAGGCCAGGCCGACCAGGGAGAAGAAGTAATGCCGCGCATGCGCTTCCTGGCGGTGTCCACCGATCCGCGTCCCGACCATCCGGGCACCACGTACGGCCCAGGCCACGAAACCGACTACGTAGCGGAGGACTACGACTACATCAAGTCGCTGATCCTCGAAGGCAAGGCTGAGCTGCTCGACGGGCCGCCCGAGGCGCTGTTCGCGGCGCCCACGGAGACGTAGGTGTCCAGGGTCATCTTCAACGCGCCGTCGCAGGACTCGGTTACCGCGACCACGTACTACGGCAGAGGCCACCAGGCCGACATCGCCGACGAGGCCTTTGTCGCCAGCCTGGTCGCCTCCGGCAAGGCGGCGTTGATGGGCGCCGCCATCCGCAGCATCTCCGTGACGCCGATCGCCGCCACCACGGCGACGGTCAACTGGGTGGTGGATCAGCCGTGTACGGGCATGGTGGTCAACTACGGCACCAGCGCCAGCTACGGCTCTAATCAGGCCGCGACACCCGCCTCCGGCGTGGGCCAGATCACCGCATCGCTGACGGGTCTGACGACTGCCACGCTGTACCACTATCGCATCTCTGTCACCGTCGGGACGTACACCACGCTGACGGCCGACCGGACCTTCACCACGGCATGACCACCTATGCCCGCCTGGAGCAAGAGGTCGCGCGCAGAACCGGCCCATTCTTCCAGGCGGCCCAGGACTCGGGCAGCCCGACCAGCAGCACCACGATCGCGGCGTACATGCCCACGCTCAAGACCAGTGCGCTGCTGGGCGGCCCCGAGAACCTGTGGTTGCTGCGCCGCGGCATCACCGACACGGGCACGCCACTGCCGCCAGCGGTGGCCGATCCCCGCGATCGCATTCGGATGGTGCAGACGTTTGACCCAGGCGCCGGGCGCGTGGTGGTCGATCGCAACTGGCGCTACCCGATGCAGCCCAGCGAGCTGGCCGAGTTCACGCATCTGCACCCCGATCAGGAGCTACGCACCAGCGTGCTGGCGGGCCTGCGGCGCTGCTTCATGGAAGACCTGTTCGCGGCCGAGCTGACGAGCGCCTATGGCGACATCGACCTGACCTACCAGAAGCCGTGGCTGACCAACCCGAGCCAGGTCGCGCGGGTGCAGTACGGCTGGTACAAGCCCTTCGGCGAGGCGCCCTTTGAGGCGACTCTGCAGCAGGGGCACGTGCTGCTGCGCAACACCAGCGGGCCGTACGCGCCGGCCAACGTATGGGTCACCGCGCTGCGGCCGGCCTGGTCGCTGGTCAATGGCGTGGACGTGACCAGCGACCACGTGCTGGTGGATACCGACGAGCTCAGCGTGGACCTCGACTACGCCACGGCAGCCGGCCACATCGAGGCCTGGCACCTGTATCCCAGCCACATGTTTGCCGCAGCTGCCGGCAATCTGCAGGCCACCCAGGAAATGGCCGCGCGCGAGTTCACCCGCCAGTCGCTGATCTGGGGGCCGGCCCCCACCCGCCGCATCGCCTTTTCCGAGGTGGTGAGTCTGCCGCTGATGGGTAGCGTTACTCGGTGACGCGCACGAGCGAGCGGGTCAACTGGAACCCGGTCGGGGGTGAGCCGCTGCCGCCGACCTGGGCGGTAGGGCCACCTGGCCCGCCGGGTCCGACTGGCGCACGCGGCTCGTACTGGTGGCAGGGCAACGGGCCGCCGACGGTGGATATCGCGGCGCACTCGATGGACCTGTACCTCGACAACCTGACCGGAGATGTGTATGCGTTCATGTGAGGCTGGCTGATGCCCTGGACGCAGGTCAGCAATATCCGTGGGCCGGCTGGGGTGGCTGGATCGCAGGGCATCCAGGGTCCACCTGGGCCACAGGGTGCCGCCTCGACGGTGCCAGGGCCAGCCGGGCCGGCAGGCTCAACTGGTCCGCAGGGTCCGCAAGGCATCCAGGGAGCAACAGGTCCAACAGGACCGGCGGGGCCAACGGGAGCAACAGGCGCAGATTCAACGGTGCCAGGTCCAGCCGGGCCGCAGGGCATTCAGGGTCCAGCCGGACCAACTGGGCCAGCTTCCACCGTGCCTGGGCCGCAGGGACCAGCCGGGCCACAGGGCATCCAGGGACCGCAGGGCAACACCGGCAGCCAGGGGCCGCCCGGTCAGGGCGTGCCGGCTGGCGGCTCGGCCGGCCAGGTCTTAGCCAAGATCGACGCCACTAACTACAACACCCAGTGGGTGGTCCAGAGTGGTGGCGGCGGGTTGACGCTGCCACTCAGTCAGAACCTGACGTTCAGCCCCGATGGCACGTACGACATCGGCAACACCGCCACCACGAACCGCCCGCGTGACCTGTTCCTGTCACGCAACGCCAGTGTGGCCGGCAGTCTGACTCTGACGACCAACTCCGTCATCCAGGGCACGGCGATCGCCCAGAACTTCCGCGTCGAGGCGACCCAGAGCGATCTGCAACTCAACAGTCAGACGCAGGCCATCAGCTTGATGACGGCCTCTACGGTGCGCTGGCAGGTTGTTGCGGCCGGACATCTGGTGGCGGGCGCCGACAACACCTACGACATCGGTGCTAGCGGCGCGACCAGGCCGCGCGATCTGTTCCTGGGGCGCAATTTGGCTGTTGCTGGGACGCAACTTATCGGCGGCGGTAGCTCGCAGACTGGGATCTCCCTCTACATCTCAAGCAACAACCTCACCGGAAACAGTCAGGCTGGAATCTACGCTTCCCCGACGTTCAGTAGCGCGTCCACTACTGCTGGAGCGGTGGTGACTGCTTGGCTCAGTACCGCCGCTTCGACATTCACGATGACCACCGGCTACGGCCTTCAGGTACTGGTCCCGACGCTGGGCGCAGGTTCATCAATTTCGACGCTGTACGGCCTGAATGTCGCCAACCAGGGGAAGTCGGGGATCACGAATGCGTACGGCATCTACATCAACGCGCAGTCCGGTGCGGCGACCACCAACGTCGGCCTTTTCAACGCCGGCACCACAGTGCTCAACGGCTCACTCACCTGGCAGACCGACAACGCTTCGGACATCGGCGCCGCTGGGGCGACCAGGCCGCGCGACGGGTACTTCGCGGGCACTCTCTGGGTAGACGGCCACATTCTTACGAACCTATCCACTAGCCGGATCAGAGCGCAGCTAGGCCTGGCGACCTCAGCAGCAATCAGCAACACTTCCTCGTCCAACACCGGCCTGTACTTTCCGACTGCCAGCATGGTGGCGGTGACCATTGGTGGGACCGAACGGTTCAGAGTTGACGCCAACCCGAACGTCACCGCGACCGCCAATCTCATCTTCGGGACCGACAACACCTACGACATCGGTAGCTCCGGGACGGCCAGGCCGCGCGATCTGTACCTGAGCCGCACGCTGTATGTCGGCTCGGCCAACGAGCGCATCCGCAACCCGGTCAACGCGGCAGCCAACCTGAGCGTCGAGAGCAGCGACGGCTATGCATTCCTGAGCAGCAAGCTCGCCCCGCAGATTGCGTCCAATGCCTACTGGGACGGCACTAGCTGGAATCGCTTCGACGTGGCTAGCGCTGCGGCAATGCTCGTCATCGACGGAGCCGGTGGTGGGCTTCAATTCCAGACGGCTCCGTCAGGCGCGAATCCGATTTCCACGTTCACCCCCAGATTCTCGGTGAACAACTCTGGTGTCCTGACCGCGACACTGGCGGCACCATTGCAGGTACGTCTGGTTGGTTCGTACGCCGCAGGCACTACCTTTAGCAGTTCCGTCACCACCAGCGTGGGCACCCCGATCTCCGCTGCTACCACGATTCTCGGCAATAAGACGCTGCACATTACGTACACACTGTCGGTCACCAGCAGCGTTGCCGGCACCTACATCTACACCGGAATCGGGTGGGGTGGGGCGGTCATGCACAACCTGACGCTGCTCTATGTCCCAGTGGCCAATCAGACGATCCCTATAGCGGTTAGTTACTACCTCCCGAAAGGAACTCTTGCTGCTGGCACGTACACGTTTCAGGTCTTCATGCAAACAGGAGCAGGAACCATGACCATGACCCCCAACATTGAATCAACGCTTTACGTGGTGGAGTTGAACGACTGATGACCATTCCTCAAGAACCCCCGCCTCCGCCCGCAACGATCGGTACGCAGCCCAGGAACGCCGACGAGGTCAACGGCCTGCTCGGCACCCACCTCAGAGGCTTCGCCGCCAACAAGGTGACCATCAATCAGGACCACGCCTGGCTGGGGGTGACCGATTTGAAAGCCGCGCCGTATTACTTCAGCGATGAGCAGGAGGCCACGCTCAAGAGCGCCCTGGCCGATCTGGATGTGGCTTTGGACGCCGTGGACATGACGTTCATCTCAAGGATCATCGGCATCTAGTGAGCCTGCTCAGTAGCCGCCGTCGCCTTACACCAGACCGGCTTCGTGCAGTCGCCCGTAGCACTGCCCGCATAAGCCACGGGCGCGGTGCGGGCGTTCTGTTGTTCTGCAAGCAATACATCGCTTGTGCGTCAGCGACCAGCGATCTCCGAGCTTTCGCTCAACGTGAAGGTGCTGGTGTTCTGAGTTGCTGGCAAGAACAAGGTTATCGAGACGGTTGTCGGTCTTATCGCCATTTCGGTGATGGATGTGCATGCCAGGCGGAATGGGGCCGTACGCAGCTTCCCAGATCGCCCGATGTTCTAGTGTCCGCTGGCCCGGAGCAACCCAGACACGTACGTAGCCATCCTTCGATGATCGCTCGCCACCTTTCCAGTGCCAGTGATCTTTCCCAGATGGATGACGCCAGCGCTCGCGGCATGCAAGGCACACGACTGGCATCAAGAGTCGGCCTTTCTTTGAACGGTATCGCTGCACAGGTTCGCCGCACTGCTTGCATCGACGCGGGGGGTCGGGGAGTCTCGACATTAATGGCATGTTATAGGGGCATGCGATGAGTCTGCTGTCGTCAAGGCGCAGACCGTGGCCTTTCCATGCGCGGATAGGCTCCATCCTTGGCTCGTCGCAGGAGCGTACTGGCTACATGCTGGTGCCCAACGACCAGGGGCTGATGGTCGCTCGCAAGCAGCAGATGCTCGATAGCGTGGTGCCGTCGGTGCAAGAATATGGCTCGGCGCCCGTCTATAGAGAGAGGACGTTTCCGCTGCGCCCGGTGGGTGGCTACGGCGAGCGGGTGCAGTCCAGCTACGGCGACAAGCGCTACTACTGGGGCCAGGACATTCAGGTAGACGGCGGCCTGTTCGGCAAGGGACCGCTGGTTCACCCAGTAGTGCCTGCCGTGGCGGCAGCCGGATCGGTAGCTCGCTTCCTCGACGCGCCGAACGCCAGTGGCGTGATACAGCAGTTCATCCTGAGCGGCACGAAGGCGTACCGCCGCACCGACGACACCGACCTGGGCCAGGTGGTTGATAAGGACTTCGGCGCGGGCATCGGCACCCTCGACGGCGTGGTGTTCCAGGGCGGCTTCGCAGGCGCGACGCCTTCGCTGTACGTGTGCGCTGGTGTCACTGGGCAACTCTGGGAGCGGGCGTCGAACGGGACGTGGACGCAGTGTGCGTTGCCAAGCGGATTTATGGCGCATCGCGTAGAGGTGGTCGGCGTCGAACTCTGGGCCGCCGATTGGGCAAACTCGGTGGTCCGCAAGGTCACCTCCGATCCCAAGGTGGCGGCCAACTGGAGCGGTCCGATCTTCGTCGGCTCGCCGAGCGTCAAGATTTCGGCGCTGCGGCAGAGCGGCAACCAGCTGACCATCTTCAAAGAAAACGGCAGCCTGTTTACGCTCAATAGCGACGGCAGCACCAACGATCTTTTTCCCGGCCTGCGCGTGCCAATCAACTCAGACAATGGCTACCGTGCGGCCGCCTGGCTGGGGGCGATCTGGTTCAGGGCCGGTCCTGCCTTCTACCGCCTGGACGTGCCGAGCAATCAACTCACGCCGTCCGGGCCAGGGCGCATGCTGGATAACGCCTCACCCGTTCGGGGTGATGTGCAGGCGTTTGTCGGCTGGGGCGGTTATCGCGCGTACCTGACGGTCTGGAATCCGATAACCAGCACCAGTCACCTGCTGACCTACGGCAACTGGGAGCCGCACGAGAGCGAGGATGGCACCACCTTCGCCTTCGATGACCAGTTCGACGGCGCGCTCGCGCACTGGGTAGGACGCAAGGCCACCGCGATGGCCGTCAGCGGCGCCAGCGGCCAGGACCGGCTGTACATCGGCTTCGACGACGGCAAATGGGACTGGATCAAGCTGGTGCGTAGCCCGCTGGCTGCCGACTCGGGTGCTGAGTTCATCACCGGGCCGAGCGAGATCATTTTTCCGCTGCACCACGCGATGTTCCAGGCGGATTTGAAGCACTGGCTCGGCTTCAGTGTCTTCGGTCCGGTGATGCGTCCAGGCGACGAGGTGCAGCTCTACTACCGCATCATGGCCAGTGCCGGGGCGCCGCCAGCGGACTCCACCGGCGACTGGCTGTACCTGGGCGAATTTATCCACAACGGGCAACGCATCGACACGCCCGCGAACATGGTCGGCAACGCGCTGTCGCTCAAGGCGCAGTTGTTCAACACCAACCAGTTGGACACCCCGGTGCTCGAAATCATTGCCTACCACGAGCGCGTGGTGCCGGCCTTCAAACGCGACCTGCAGATGACGATCGACGCGCGCGGCTTTCAAACGAGGATGGACGGCGCCGCGCTGCGCTTCGACTCGGACACGATGCACAAGCAGCTCCTGAACTTCGCCGCGGCGCCGGGCTCGCTGGCGATCGAGCTACCCGACGAGACGGTCAACGAGGTCGCCCTGTTCGGCTATCAGGAGCGCCTGCTGCCAATGCAAGCCGGCGGCGGTCGATCGTGGGGCGTGGATATCCAGGCGACGCAGTTCCGCATCCTGACCGTGTACGGCATCATCCGCCGCCTCAGAGGCACGCGCATCGGTGACTTGCGCGGCTACCAGATCAGCGCGCTGAAGGCCTTGTAGGAGAGCGTATGCCCGACCTGACTCCCGAACTGAACCTCAACCTGGCGCTGGACGACGACGACACCGCCGACTACCTGACCATCAACCTGTCGGATTCACTGACGGTCCTCGACGGTCTGTTCAATTCGAGCACTGGCCACGCCCACAACGGCTCACACCAGGGCGGCGCCCTGGAGTTTCTGGACCTGACCGTCGGCGAAGACCTGACCGTGGTCGGGCAGACCACGCTCCAGGGGCCGCTGCTGGCTCAGAGCAACATGCACGTCATCGGCCTCAGCACGCTGGACGGCGCAGTCACAATGGGCAGCACGCTGAACGTCGCGGGCGCCACCACGCTGGCTGCGGCGAGCGCCACCAGCTTGACGGTCAGCGGCTCTATCGGGGTCACGCTGGACCTGACGGTCGGGCGGAACTCGAACATTGCCGGCAACCTGACGGTCGGCACGCTCAACGTCAACAGCAGCGCCAGCATCAATGCCGCCACGCTGGCCAACCCGACGATCAACGGGACGGTCGGCGGCAGCGCCACCTTTAGTCAAGGCCCAAACACCACTGACTGGCACCGCAATGCCACCATCGGCACCGGCATCTTCAACACCCCGGCCAACCAGGGCATCGCCTTCGACGCCTCCGGCGCGTACCTGTACCCGAGCAGCGACCGCATCGTCGGCGCCACGATGACTCAGACGCTCAGCAACAAGGCCGTCATCAACATGAAGGCCATCGGGCCGTCGGGCAACTTCGCGGTGAACGCCAACGATCTGACCAACTACGTCCACGCCTTCGTCGGCTCTGGCGCCCTGACGTTGCCGAACGCCAGCGCTGCCTACGTGGGCGTCTTCCGCGCGGTCAAGGCCTGGGGCGGCAACATCACCATCAACTGCGGCACGCAGATGGCGGCACCTGGCGCCCAGGGCGCGGTGACGACTTCGTTCGTCCTGCAGAACGGCGACTCGGTCACGTTCTGGTGCGACGGCACCACCTGGTGGGGGCTGTGACCTTTATCCAGATCGCTGGCTCGGGCGCGGCACCTCTCCAGTACATCGCCAGCGCGGCCTCGCTCAGCCTGAACAACTCGTTCCAGAACTTTTCTTGGAGTCCATCCACCAACTCATCCAACTGGGGATCAGGCGTCACGCTGGTGTGCCCTACGACCGGCTACTACACGGTCAGCGTCCTGATGAACACGCCAAGCGTGAACGACAACTCCCAGGTGGTCATGCAACTGCTCGTCAACGGTGGCGTGGTCGCCGACACCGGCGGCACCGTG